GCGTTGTCAATGACATTGCTTAATCCAAGCACTCGATATGTAGGCTGATTAGGCCAAGCATGATATACAGTTTCTTGACCCCACTCAAGTATAGTTAGTCCACGCTCGTCATCGCCGGCATCAGCATAGTTGTGCGGAAAGCAGTTGCCAATGTAGGTGATGTTTTTCTTGGTCTGACGTTTATGAAAGTGTCCAGTGAACACATGTTCAAAGTTGTTGAAATCTTCACGTCGTACTTCTCCATGATCCGGCATCTCTACCATGGCGTTCATCAAGTAGCCAGGCAGTTCAAAATGCCCAAACATGTACTTGCCTTTCATTTTTGGAATGCGCTTGTGATCATCGCCGCATAACCACGGAGCAATAACTACGTCACCACTACTGAACCAGTCATTACAAATTTGTACGTTTGGAAGATGTTTGGCCCACTCCACGCTTTGTACATCACGTTTATCGCGATAATACAAGTCATGATTGCCAGGGATAAAATACACACGTTCAAAGTTTGCATTTAAGTGTTCCAGTGCTCGTAAGCTATAATTTAAAGTGACAATGTTTAAGCTGGATCGGTTGTTGTGCCAGTCACCTAGAAACATACAGGTTTCGCAACCTTCCTCTCGGGCTTTGGCAGTGGCCCACTTGACAAAAGCCAAACAATCTTCGTTGTGCAATGCACTGTTTGATTTAAGCCCAAAGTGAATGTCAGTGAAGATTGCTGCCTTGCGAAATAAATTAGCCATACGTTAGTTTTTGAGTTTAGAAAAAAATGCTTCAGCTATCAACCGGTGACTTTCTGGACCAGGATGAGCTCCATCTGATCCAAAGTCTGTCCAGTGTGGTGATTCGGTACTATACGGTATTTTAACATATCCTGCATCATTTGTAAAGGCCGTTGTGAGCTGTTTGACTATATCCGTGCCAGAATAGGGCAAAAATCCAAATAACAGGCGTGCGCCCGACATCTCGCAAACTTTTTTCACCTGCAATATTTTGGTGGCAGCCGCCAGCATATGATGTTGTTCAGCTTCGACCATGAATCGTTTTACAAGATCATAAGCACTGTTGCCCATAAAATTAGCAAATTTAGGATTCATAGTGGGAAGACAATGAACGGGCTGAAAATTATTGTCAGTACCCAAAGTCAACCATGTAAGTCTATGAACCGCAGTGATACCCCAGACTACTACGTCACCGGGTCTGAGATCACTGCTGATGATTTGGTTTGCGGCCCAGTCAACGCTAGTGGATCGATTGGCAAGTAGTACCAGTGACATCTGAGTTTTTTCACTCAACAAACTGCCATAACTTTGTTCAATGTTTATAAACATGCCAGCTGATACACTGCACCCGGCCACAAATAAATTGGGCTCGCCATTGCCTTTTCTGGTATCCACGGGCAGGTTTAGTCCTTGTACCCAAGGTAGGCCTTGATAATCGAGCTCAGGCATTATTGATCCTCAAGACTGGATGTTACTGGACCACTCATAGCAGCCATGCCAGCCTTGCCAGCATTTTGCCGTGTCCAACTAGGATTAAGTCCGTTCATTTCCAAAATATCATCGCGAATGTTTTGGTTCTTCTTTTCAATATTCAAGATACGAGTAAAGCTATTAGTGATAGCGGCAGTATAATACGCAAAAGGGTTCTGCGATTTTGATTCATCGAACTGGAGTCCAATTTGACTGAGTTGTAACAGGGCTTGCCCCCGCATTTCTTCGTTGTAGGTGTATCCACGCCAGTTGCTCCTTGTAGCATATCGTTCGCATAATTTCATAAACATCATGGCCAACTTGCGAGTCATTTGTCCGTGATCTCGACTGTACTCGCCGGTTTCTAAATCGCCTTTCCAGTGACTCTTGCCCACTAGATATGGAATTTTGTGATCAGTGACTCTATAGTGCCAAAACGGGGGAAAATTAACACGCACATGAGTGGGGTTTAACACTGGTTCATCAATGATGTCAGCAAGCGGATCGTCAACTGGTACATCTTCAATGCCCAGTATGTCCTCTAGTTTGCGTTTTTTCACAGCATTCTTGGGAACTTTTTTAGGTGCCATGGGTATGTGTTCCCAGGTCATGATACGAAATACCAAGTCAGTGTTGGCAATTTTCTTTTCATTGACCTCGGCGCCTTGTTCTCTAGTGAGTCTGGCAGCACGATTTCTACGTGCTTCGGCAATGGTACGCTGATTTATTTTGGTCACGCTGGGCAAAATAATATCACATTGATGATCGGTGACTGGATCTAGATAGCTACAATATGTTGCTTTGCTTAGATGAATCTCTTTTAAGATATCTCTGTTGTTGAGGTAATTGACACGAGGTGCCGCTTTTGGTATTAAACTCATGATTGAGTAAGTCTCCTGTATGAGTACTTATTGTAGCAGAAAAACGACATTTGTCAACCTTTTTCTTAAACTGTGCTGTTTATTTTTTAGGTAAATATTAACAAAGGTACACAATATATGGGTGAAAATGGTTTTGGTTTTAGCTACAGCTACGGCACGTATGATGCGTTCACTGGATTTAATTCCATTGGCGGCTCGGGGTACGCCGGACAAAATGTCACCTATCAAGGAACCACTGCAACAGGATTTGATGCATTTACATCCAATCCATTTGTTACCAATACAACCACCACTGGATTTACATTTGACACAAGTGTGGTAGGATCGGCAAACTACCAAATTGGTGTTGATTATACCAACAATGCTGTGACCGGATTTGCCAACCCCAACACTGGTGGCACACAAGCCCTAAGCTTAGACAACACTTACTACACTATATCAAGTGGCAGTGACGAATACTTGACATCGCAATTTAACGCCGCGGGATCTATTGCTGAAATTCAAACATTGACTGCCACAGTGATTGCCAACACACAAGGTGTAGATGACACGTATCCTATAATAGACACAATTGACGAAACTATATTGACTAGAGCCGACGATGGACAGTCACTCAATGTGCCGCTATCGGTTAATCAATTTAACGTACAAATTAAAACATCAGAATCAACCACGGTTGCTAACAGCACTGCCTCTGGATTGTCAGCAGACACACAAGCACAACTAGATCTAGCACTGGAGACTGAACTAACAAATCTTGCGCTTTCCAGCCCTAATTTAGCTACGGCCGCCGGCCGAGCCCAGGCAATTGAAAATGCAAACCTAGCAGGTAATTTACTAGAAGCTGATGGAAACGGATTTAACCTAACCACCGAAGAGCGACAAGTATTGCAAAGAGTTATTAACGATGGATTGAATGTTGCAGTTACCACAAGAGATACCCTGAATCAAGCACAGGATGTAATCGATAGTGTGCGAAATATATCAATTAGTGATTCAAGCCCGTTAACATTTACAGAAGCCAGGAAAGCATTGATCAACGATTTTTATGATCAACTTACCCCAGCACAAAAATCTATAATAAACGACTCTGGAATAGGCAGGACATTTAATAATCTTGTAAGTGATGTTAACAATTCTGGTCAACCGATTATAGGAATATCAAATCTAGGGCTAGTACCTTACAATGTAGCCAACGACACACTGGGATTAGACGCCACTCAACGTATTACTGATGCACTGATTGCACAATACATCACTCAAAATGGTAGTATAACTGAAGAACAAGTTCTAGCCATTGAAACTTTGGTACTAACACAAAATTCAATCAACACTCAAGCTCTTGTGGCAGCCGACATTGGTGTAGCAGATATTGAAATTGCACTTAACTCAACAGGTCGCAATCAAAGAGTCAGTGCTGATGTTGTTACAGATACAACCTTGCCCAATGCGGATCAAGGTGATACTGCAATTCAAACAGTTGAAGTCACTGCCAATACCAGTGCATCAGCGGCTATTAGAGCTTCGTTAGGCTTAGATAACCAAGGACCTGTGGTTGAAAAGTTAATTAACAAAGCCATTGACCTAGCGTTGAATCAAATACCAGGTTTTAGTCAGATTAACAATGCAATTGGTACTGCAAATAAAATTGTAAGCATCGGAGACATTATAACAAATGTTGACCAGACCCCAGCAGAAGCTGCATTGGCCTTGGCAAGACTACTAATCCCAAAAATAAATCTGGTGGTCACCGGATACAATCTTATCTCTGGTGGTGGCGGTGGTGGCGGTGGTGGCGGAGTTGAAGCTCTTGAACCCATCCCTGTAAATACCACAGTTGATATACAAGCAGGTGGAGCAGGCGAGGAGGAGGATCCGCCCCCGGGCAGTATTGATTTTGGCCCAGAGGCTGTTACCAGTGAACAAGACCCTCAAGCAGTCCCCACAACCACAGAGTCTACTACAGCGGCATTTCAAGATGCCAATTTAACAGCTATTGCACCAGTTGGTAATTTTGCTGTAGCATACAATGTAGAAACTGGCACTTATGATGTGTACAATCTTGACACAAACGAAATAGTTGCCGGTGGATTTACCCAGGAACAAGCAACTGAATATGCTGATGCGCTAAACGTTGGCGATGACTTTGAGGCATTGAATGTACAAAGTCGAGCTGATGCAGAAGCAAGATTCAACGAAGGCCCTGCTGACGTAGCAATTACACAAGATCCCAGTCTGTACCCAAATGGGTTGCCTTATGACGATGACGGCAACTTAAATCCTGGCTGGGCTCTAGACGAAAATAACAATCCTGTTTTTGTTGGCGATGGTTACGTTGATCCCGGCACATTGCTCAGTGCCGAAGAGTCAAGATCCGCAGCCATCACCTTGGCCAAGACCAAACTGGCACAAAATCAAGCTGCCATTGAGGCACAAAGAAAACAGGCCAACGAAGGTGATTGGCGAGTAAAGTTGAGATTGGCGCCCAGTGCAGACTATCTTTACAAAGATCCAGGTATCAGCAGTGATGGTATTCTTTGGCCGCTGTCAGTTACTGACGGAGTAGTGTTCCCTTATACCCCGGTCATCAACACAGTCTACGCTGCCAATTACAGTACCTACGATTTGACCCACAGCAATTATCGTGGACATTTTTATCAAAATAGCTACGTAGACGATATACAACTACAGGCAACATTTACAGCGCAAGACACCAACGAAGCTAATTATATGTTGGCAGTAATACATTTTTTCCGCAGTGTCACAAAAATGTTTTACGGTCAAGATGCCCAGCGCGGAACCCCACCTCCAATGGTATTTTTGCAAGGCCTTGGAGAGTTCCAATTTAACTTGCACCCTTGCTTGGTAAAATCTTTTAGCTACAATCTTCCCGGAGACGTAGATTATATTCGAGCAAGAACTGTAGAAATCAACGGAACTAACTTGTTACAAAAACGAAATAGACAAACTTTGCCCACCAGCTCTAGTTTTGCATCGCTAATTAGATTGGCAAACGCAGGTGTAACTGGATTACAACCAGGTGCTATAACTACACCACCACCACCACCAACCTTGGGCACAAACAACCCCACGTATGTGCCCACCAAAATTGATATTAGTTTAGTATTGCTGCCAATACAATCACGCAGTCAGGTCAGCAAACAATTTAGTCTCAAGAGTTTTGCCAACGGCGACTTGCTCAAAGGGGGATTCTGGTAATGGCAAATTATACTGCAACTAGCCCATATTTTCTAACTCCATACTCTCAGTTTTATCTTGACAGCATGGTTAATCGTGCTATCCCCAGGGAAAATGATGATGTGTATTTTAAAATAAATCAAACATATCAATATCGTCCAGATCTGCTGGCATTTGACTTGTATCAACAACCGGGCCTGTGGTGGGTGTTTTATCAACGCAATCCCAATACATTAACTGCACCGCCCTGGGATTTTGTAGCTGGTACCAACATTTATCTGCCTAAGATCACCACACTTCGATCCGCTTTGGGATTTTAATAAATGGCAACTGTTCGAACCCTAGAAGCAGAACGTGCACGACTGCTGGCAGAACGTGAAATTCTTGCTGCCCGGTACCAGGCCGGCGATGTTACAGTGCTGCCACAAATACAAGAGATAAACGTACAATTACGAGATGTAGTATTGCAAATTGAATTGTTGCTTGGTTTACCACCAGTGTCCAGTAGTGGACAAATTGTTGCCAACTCACAAGTGGCACGAGATGATGGTGCAAATACTCAATTACCAGAAGTTAGTCCAATTGAGCCAGCAACTCGAATACCCACAAATGCAGTGGCATTCTCTGAAAACGTTGACTTTGGAACAAACAATGACACAAGGGCAATAGTCCAAACTCAAGCAGTTCCTCCAGCCAGTGCTGATTGGCCAATTCCTGACCCTGCTGAATTACCTGGGCCGGGCAGCCTTCCTCCAGCATTGCCAGATGGAACACAACCTCCTGACAATGTACCCGCTGGCGAAAGCCCAACAGCATCATATACTCCCGGCGTGGGCGCAGTCAGCGATGACGGAACCACTGAAGGTATACTTGAAGCAGGTGCAGTTACACCCGAAACGCCAAATGGCAGCAACAATGTTACTACATTGGTTAACAAAACAGCAAGGTCTATTACACCGCAAAATAACATTTTAGATAAGTTTGCTAGCTACACATATTCAGCAAGTCTTTATCTCATGAGCCCCGAAGATTATCGACGACTCATGACAACAAAAAAACGTTACATTCCTGGATATCAACTGTTGATGCAAAGTGGTGGCGCACCACAACAGTCAGGTGTACAAGTACAAGATTTTAATGACGGCGGCTCTGCCGGAGTTAGTTTAACCCAAGGACGCAATCAATACTTCCCGTTGGATTACTACTTTGATGACATAGAACTCAAGAGCGTAATACACGGTAAAGGCACTGGAGGGGCACACAATGTAGTTGAAATGAAATTTAAAATTGTTGAACCCAATGGTATTACTTTACTTGATAACTTATATAAGGCAGTAAATCAATACGTCACAGTAGGCGGCGGTGGAACTACAACTATCAAAAATCAAAATTATGCCGCACAAAATTATTTAATGGTTATACGATTTTATGGGTATGATGAAAATGGTAACATGATAACCGCACCAATTAGCACTGATCCTGCCGGCAAAAGCGACAATTACGCCATAGTAGAAAAATTTATACCCTTTCAATTCACCAGTATCAAGTTTAGGGTTGCTAATAAACTAACTGAATATCAGTGTGAAGCTGTTTGCCCACAAAATGTAATTGGAACCGGCCAAGGTCGTGGAGTGATACCCTTTAACATTGAATTAACCGCCACCACCCTACAAAATTTATTCAACGGCAATACCACCTGGGCTGAATCTCTAAACAATCAAACACCAACTACCGAGCAACCCAGTACCGTGGCGCCGGGCACAGCAACCGAAGCTCCAAACCCCACACTGACAATTGGGCTTGCAACTGCCCTTAACAAATTTCAACAAGAGTTAGTCACTGATGGCACATATGAAGTTGCTGACAAATACAATATCATAATCAGCCATCCAGAAATTGCCAGCGCGGCAGTGGTGCCCCCGGCCACCACTGATTTAAATGGCAAGCCCATGACCAATGTTACCACAGCCAACGAAGCCGTGGGTGCTGGACAATCAATTAATACTCGGGCCAAGACCAACAGTGCAATAGCTGGTATGAGTATTGTGCAGTTTATTGACCTTGCAGTGCGCAACAGCAATTATGTTTACAAACAGCAGACTAAAATTATTGATCAGAACGGAAAAGTCATTCCACAAGGTACTGGTGCGCAGGCCTTTGCCTGGTACCGAATAGGTGTTGAAGCCAAGCCGTTACCAAAATCAGATTCTAAACGAAATGATCTAGCTTACGAGATAACTTACGAGATAGCACCCTATGGAATTAACGACATAAAAAGCGAGTACTTTCCCAAAGGAGTGTTTCGTGGTGCCCAGAAAAAATACAGTTATTGGTTTACCGGACAAAACACTTCAATTTTAAATTTTGAACAAGATTTTAATTATCTATATTACATAACCATTAACAGTAGAACCAGAGCACAAGTCAACAGCCGCGGAACATCAGATTATCGTGAAGTTGAAAAACGATTGTACTCGCCAAACAGTGCGCAGACCAATCAAGGCATTGATTCCTGGTACACCAATGAGCCAGCCGCCAACGCTGCCGATTATCTCTATAGTCCCGGCGACCAAGCCACAGTTAAATTGTCCATAGTGGGTGACCCTGCTTGGATTGAACAAGGCGAAGTGTGGTCAGGTATTAGAAAAAAATCTCTAAACACTAACGCAACTGATCCATACTTTGATGCGTTTCTAGCTGACGGTACTATTAATTTTGATGCTAGAGAGGCATTGTTTGAAGTCTCATTTAACAAGCCTGCAGACTACAATATTAACACAGGACTATTAGATGTGCCAGGGTCTGCAGTTGCCAGTCAAAACTATGTTTACAAAGCAGTGACAGTGACCAGCAATTTTAGACAAGGCAAGTTTACACAAGACTTAGAAGGAAAACTTTTGGTATTTCCTAACACAATTACACAATCTCAAACAACTACCACTGCGGGCACTACCACTGCGGGCACTACCGAACAACAACCAGACAGCACAGCGCCAAGAGACGCCCCTGATGAGTCGGCAGCTGAAACAGCAAGACTTGAAAGACTGGCATCTGCCGCCAATGGGTTGCCGTCAGTACCAACCACTTCGGTTACCGGTACAACACCCACTTCATCGCTGGCCAAAGGCACAGATCAAATTTTAAGACCTCTCACAGTTGTAGCAGAACCAACCCTATCTCAATTGCAAGCCAGTCCTGCATATATTACAGCTCGTCGTGGCGGTGCAACACCTGCGGCAGCATTGGAAATTGCTAGGTCTGCATTTGCATCAGGCACCAACAACTACGCAGGTGTAGCGTTGCCAGGTATTAATGTCACTGCCAATACTGGCATAGTAAAAGATCAATAAGAGTTAAACAATGTCAAATAACATACAACGAAGCCAAGGCCGAGGCGCATCTTATAAATTTGATCGTGGTGGAGTACCCACAGAATTTGGACCGTATATTGGTGTGGTAAAAAACAATGTTGACCCAACCCGTGCTGGCCGCCTACAAGTTTACATTGAACAATTTGGCGGGAAAAATCCTGCTGATAAAAGTTTGTGGCGAACAGTAAACTACATTCCGCCATTTTACGGACTCACTCCAAAAAATAATGCAAGTACTACAGCTGGAGCCGGTAGTTACAAAGGCAACCAGCAAAGCTACGGCATGTGGTTTACACCACCTGACCTTGGTGTGTCTGTGATTTGTTTCTTTGTGGCCGGAGATCCCAATCAAGGTTACTACATTGGATGTGTGCCAGACAGTGGTGCAAATCATATGTTGCCGGCCATCGGCGCTTCAAAAAATTATGTTGCACAAAACGCTGAACAAAAGAGTCTTATTGCCGGTGCCAAAGCAACACAGTTACCAGTGGTTGAAGCCAACTTTTATAATGCAAACATAGAAAGCAATCCTAGATTCTTTACTCAGCCCAAGCCAATACACAGCTATGTTTTTGCTATCATGGCCAACCAAGGTCTATTGGGTGACAATGTGCGCGGCCCAATAACCAGCAATGCGCAAAGAGAAAGCCCCAGCACAGTGTTTGGTATCAGCACTCCCGGACGTCCAATCTATCAAGGCGGACTTGATGAAAAAGACATCAAAGCCCGGGTAGCGTCAGGAGCAGTCAACCTGGCTGACACAAAAATTGAAGGACGTCGCGGCGGCCATACATTGGTCATGGACGATGGTGATCTTCAGGGCGAAGACAATTTAATTAGAATAAGAACCAGCAAAGGCCATCAGATCACCATGAGTGACGATGCTGATTGCTTTTATATTATTCACGCCAATGGATCAACCTGGTTAGAATTTGGCAGCGAAGGCACAGTGGATGTTTACTCTAGTAATTCAGTTAATGTTCGAACACAAGGGTCAATTAATTTGCATGCTGACAAAGACATCAACATCAATGCTGGCGAAAATTTAAACATTAGAGGAAAAAATGTCCAAATTGAAAGTCAAGGCATTATGGGGATTTCTAGTGTGGAAGATTTTAAAATATACAGCAAAGCCAAAATAGGAATTTTAGCTGACGGTGCAGTTGTTTTACAAGGTGCATCAGGGGGGTGGAAATGCAGTGGCGAACTTAATTTGCAAGCACAACCCATTAATCTCAACAGTGGATCGCCAGAAAACGTTGATGCAATCAAGCCCATCAAAGAATACAGTCTTGACGGGACACAATTCAATGGTGCATCGGGTTGGCAGGCGGAGCCAGGCGCAATTAAAACCATCGTGACTCGAGCACCCACACACGAACCTTATCCCTATCACAACAAAGGTGTGGCAGTTTCAGTTAACTATGATGGCGATACCCCTTCAACGCCTAGCCCTCAAGTAGAAGCCGCATTAGGTAATGCAGCCAGTGAGCCAGTAACAAACGCAGTTGACGCTGCCGCAGTGCTAGATACTCCGTTGGCCACCGCCAACGTTGGTAGTCTTGATAAAAATCAAGTAACTGGTTTGTTGGCCCAAGCTAAAACATCAGTTGGTCAGGCTGCAAATGCAGTGAGCACAACCAAAGGTATTGGCCAATACGGATTTCAGCCAGCACAGCTTGAAAGCGCAGGCTTTTTGAAACCTGGTGCTGGAAAAAGCATACAAGCACAATTGTCACAAGGCAAATCTCTTGGCACTATTTTAGCGTCACCAACATTATGGTCAGGTAAAAATGGAGTAGTTGGACTACCGGCAATACTCAGCAATCCAGGATTACAAAATACCATGCAACAACAATTTATGAGCACTACATTAACTGGCATGAAAGCTGCCGGATTAGTCACTGGAACTGAAGCTCCGCAACAACTGTCGGGCTTGGTACAAACAGCAACAAAATTTGGCGTAGCCGCTGCCGGGTCTTTTGTTAAAGGCGTTGCACCCGCTGATTTAAACAAAGCTATATCTGCCACTATTAAAAGTGCACAATTTGCTACAAATTTTGTAACAAATAAACTAGCTGGACTTACTGGCGGTAGTAGTGTAGCAGAGTCAGTGTCGGGCACAATAAACCGTGCCTCAATTGACAAAACCCTGATCAACGCACTAAACGATACCAAGGTCCCGGCACCTATTTTTAAGCCAACTGACCGATCTGACAATGCATAAATATCACTATGCCTGCATTTATTGGTTTCAACACTATTAATCAAAATAAAAAATTCACGTTGACTGACTTTGCTCTAGTCAAACGTGATTTATCAAACGCCCTCAATATCCAACAAGGTGAACTAGTCGGCCGTCCAGGGTACGGCACTGTTATCTGGAGTTTCATATTTGAGAATCAAACTCCAGAGACAGTGACAAAAATACTAGCAGAGCTTCAGCGTGTAGCTGGCGGAGATCCTAGAATTTATATTTCAGACGCTAATGTATACCCACAACAAAACGGTATGTTAATAGAGCTACAGGTTCAAATTGTACCAAGTTCTACAGCCGAGCGACTGGCCATTTTCTTTGATCAAGAATCTCGCCGTGCCAGCTTCATCTAAAACTATGTAGATAATTGGGGTTATAAATACAATGTACAGTGAGAAACTATGGCTAAAACAACAAGACAAACCGCAATATTTGGTGTAGAAGATTGGAAGAGGCTTTATCAAACCTATCGTGAAGCTGACTTTCAAAGTTATGATTTTGAAACCCTGCGAAAGAGTTTTGTTGATTATCTCCGACTTTATTACCCAGAAACTTTTAACGATTATATTGAAAGCAGTGAATTTATTGCACTGCTGGACGTCATGGCTTTTATGGGACAAGCCCTGGCATTTAGAAACGACTTAAACACACGTGAGAACTTTTTAGACACAGCCGAACGCCGTGACAGCGTGGTGCGTTTGGCAAACTTGGTCAGCTACACACCTAAAAGAAACACTGAAGCGCAGGGTTACTTGAAGGTTGTTTCGGCTAGCACCACTGAAAATATTACAGACTTTAATGGTATTAACCTAGCCAATATCACAATTGATTGGAATGACGCCACTAACTCAAGTTGGTTAGAGCAGTTTACATCAATCATGAATGCCGCATTTATTGACAGTCAAAAATTTGGTCGTCCAGGTAACCGTCAGGATATACTAGGCATTGAGACCAGCGAGTACACAATTAATCTTATCCCTGGTTATTTGCCAATTATTCCCTACACATCTGTGGTGGATGGTGTAAACATGCCGTTTGAAGTTGTGAGTGCAACCACAATTGGGAAAGAATATGTCTACGAGCCAGCACCAAAACCCAATGGTGCATTCAACGTATTGTATCGCAATGACGCACAGGGATTTGGCAGTGCAAACACTGGATTCTTTTTCTTGTTCAAACAAGGCGTATTGCAAAATCAAGACTTCAACTTGTCTGAAGCAATTCCTAACCGCACAGTAAACATTAACATTGAAGGTTGTAACCAAGAAGATCATTGGCTTTACAAACTTGATGATGTTGGTAGTATTTCGAGCGAGTGGATTTATGTTGAAAATATTTTTGCCGGTGCAGTCGAACAACTTGCGCCAGACCAACGTACATTATATTCTATCACCAGCCGAGCTAATGATCAGATTACACTGACATTTGGTGATGGTGTGTTTTCCAGTGTTCCTGTGGGCACTTTCCGTACCTATGTTAGATCCAGCAACGGATTGCAGTACATCATTAATCCTGAAGAAATGCAAAACATTTCAGTGCCAATCAGCTACATTAGTCGTTCGGGCAGACTGGAAACATTGACTCTTACTTGTGGTATCACACAACCGGTGACTAACGCACAGTCTAGAGAAAACATCACAGAGATCAAGCAACGTGCTCCTGCACGTTACTACACACAAAATCGTATGGTCAATGGCGAAGACTACAACAACTTCCCATTCACCAAATACAACTCAATTATCAAGAGTAAAGCAGTTGATCGTGCTAGCACCGGTACATCTAGGTATATTGACCTAACAGATCCCACTGGAAAATATTCTAGTACCAATATATTTTCCAGTGACGGAGTAATTTACGAAGAAAATGTTTTGCCTACTTTTAATTTTAATTGGGTAAATCGTAACGAGATTGTTGATACCATTACCAACTCAGTGGAACCACTTGCATCCAGCCGAGGTATGTTGCAATTTTACTATGCTAACTTTCCAAGACCTCCATTGACCGTGTTGAGTGCTGGATGGAATCAAACCACAACAATTAATAATCAAACCACAGGATATTTTTACAGCGGCACAGCCAGCAATCCGTTGCCAATTGGTGCTTACACTAATAATAATGCTCAATATATTACACAAGGTAGCTTGGTAAAATTTGTACCGCCTGCTGGTAAATTCTTTGATGCAAATAATAGACTGCAGACCGGAATACCAGTTCGCGCTGATGAAAAAATGGTAATATGGGCCACAGTTGAGGCAGTGGTGCTTGATGGTACTGCACAGGGACTTGGCAACTTGCCAGATGGGATAGGGCCAGTTGCATTGAACAATTTTGTGCCATCTGGCGCTTTGGCACAACTAGTGATTCCAAAGTTTATCAATGTGTTGCCTTTAGAAATTAAACAAAGCATGATTCAACAAATTGAGCTTTATCGAAATTTTGGTCTTGGCTACAACAATTTAACTGCTAGCTGGTATCTTATAACTAGTACAAATCTCAATGCTGAATATGCTGGACATCCGGCACCTTTTAGCAGAACCTACGCACAAGATACTTCTGGACAAAATTTAGATGCGTCCTGGCTAGTGCAGTTTTTAACTGATGGATCTAACTATGTGGTTAGTTCTAGATCATTGCAATATAAATTTGCCAGTGTTATACAAACAAGATTCTTCTTCAGCACCAGCAGTGAAGTCTATGACAGCAAGACTGGATTAGTAATCAAGGACTTTATAAGAGTGTTAAAAACCAATTCAAGACCAGATTCTAATGAGCCATTACCCACTGACGTTACCATGGATATAATTGGCCAGCCAATTGAAAGCGATGGATTTGTAAACGACTATGAAGTTGTTGTGAGTTACCGAGACAGTGACGCTGATGGTGTTGCAGACAACCCAGACTTTTTTGATGATCTGGTGGCCCCAAAAGTCAACGCTTCTTCCAAGCTGACGTTCTTCCAGCTGACCACAGACTTTGATGATCTTGAAAGATATTTGCCAGTTGAACCAGGAATAGTCAATAGTTCGTTGACAACATTGGATGCAATTGAATTAGTTAAAAGCGAGTACATCAACGGACAAATATTTTATGCATACCAAAGTAAATTGTTCTACCAATTGCAAGTCACTTTGGTCAATGGTATCTTTCAAAGAACAATAATTCCTCGCACAGATTTTCTTGCGCAAGTGGGCCGCAACTCATTGTCATTCCAATACCGACACAATAGTTCACTGACCAATGTCATTGATCCCGGAACTTCAAATATCATTGACATGTATCTTGTGCCACAAGCATATTACACTGCTTATCAAAACTACATTAAAGATACCACTGGCACCGTGCCAGAGCCTAGTGCACCTACCATCAATGAATTGTCGCAAGACTATTCAAGTCTCAATAATTATAAAATGGTCAGTGATAATTTAGTGCTAAACTCAGTAATGTTCAAACCATTATTTGGCGCCAAGGCACCCACACAGTTGCGGGCCACTATTAAAGTTGTCAAAGCCCTTAACACAACTGCCAGCGACAGCGAAATCAAGAGTCAAGTTATTTCTAATATCAATAGTTACTTTAGTATTGACAAGTGGGACTTTGGCGATACATTCTACTTCTCAGAGCTGAGTGCATATCTACACAAACAATTGGGTTCAATTATTAGCTCAGTGGTGATTGTACCACTTAACCCATTAAAAACATTTGGCGACCTGTATGAGATTAGAAGTGCACCAAACGAGATATTTGTCAGTGCTGCCACTGTGGCAGACATTGAAGTAATAAGCGCATTGACACAGAGTAATATACGTAGTCAAACCAGTGTGGCCGGGCTTTATCCAGTGACCACAGTGGGTGCGCCAGGTAGTACAATTGGACAAACCGGCGGGAGCAGTTAAGAATGGCATCAAATAAGACAGTAAATTTACTTCCAGAAATTTTTCAAACAACTACAAATAAAAAATTTCTTGCAGCCACTTTAGACCAGTTAACACAAGAACCAAATTTTAAACGTTCACAGGGATATGTTGGACGCAAAGTTGGTCCAGGAGTTAACCTCGCCAACAACTACATCACTGAACCTACTAAAACTAGATCTGACTATCAATTAGAGCCAGGCGTAACGTTTTTAAAAAATGGAACCAACACCGCCGACGATGCTATCACCTACCCAGGAATGATAGATGTTTTAAAATTACAAGATGCCGATGTTAGTCGACAAGATCGTCTATGGCAGAGCCAATATTATTCGTGGGACCCGTTCTGCGACTTTGATAAATTTTCTAACTACAGTCAATACTATTGGTTACCCAACGGCCCACTGTCAGTGGACGTTAGCACAACTGAAATACCACTCACTGATGATTTTGCAGTTACTCGTAATACGCTAACTTATGAATTTAGTGGCTTACCTGGCACCAATCCAATTATTACGTTGGCAAGAGGTGGAAATTACAATTTTGTAGTTAACCAACCAGGTCACAATTTTTGGATACAGGCTGCACCCGGAGTGGCAGGCCGATTGCCGTATGCACCAAACATCAGCAGTCGTGATGTTTTTGGCGTAGTCAACAACGGAGAAGATCAAGGGGTTGTAGAATTCTATGTACCTTTAAAAACAGGGCAAGATTTTTATTACACCCTAAATCAAATTGGCCCAGTTGATTTAGTCTGCAATTTAGAATTTAATCAAATCAACAATATCTATGTGTCTGCATTTTTACAACAATTTCCTGATGGAATTGACGGAATCACACAGCTTGATGGGCTTAGTTTGATTTTTACTAACACTATTCAAGGTGCCGAAGAAGGTGGCTGGCAAATTACCACACAATATGATCCGTTGCCCAGTGATGCACAACCGGGCGCTATTGGCACATTTGACAGTGTGTTATTCGATCAGACCACAGATATAAACGTAATCACGCAAAGATACAGTGTATGGCGTATAAGTTATGTGTATGACAATGATGGGCAACCGTTTATCACACTTAGCTCGGTAACGCAAGTACCAAACCTGTCAAGATTTGATATTAGATACGGGCAGACCAACAGTAGCACACAATGGTATAAAAATGCGTCTGGCTATTACCAGCAAGTGCCTTTGCTTACTGCAACACTGGATACATTGTATTATCAAGACAGCACCAATCCAGAAATTTTTGGAGAGATTCGTCTAGTCGATGCCGAAGTCACACAACCAGTTGACTTTGATGAAATCATTGGTGCAAAAAATTATATCAGCCCCAACGGTGTAAAATTTACAAATGGACTTAAAGTTAAATTTCGTGGATTAACTAATCCAGCACAATTTCAAAATATTGAATTCTATGTTGAAGGTGTAGGAACAGGGCCTGGTCGAGAATTGCGTGTTGGGTTTGTTGATGGTGAGGCCTATTTTGGGCTATCGCATCTTTATCAAGGCCAAAAAATGACTGGCGGCAGCCACACTGGCGAATTTCAACAGTATATCTATGACACTGTTGCCGAAAGCTTGCTCAATATTGGAGCCGGGGGTCCAGAAGGTGCTCCGATGCCAGGCACATCTGTCCCAGGCGCGGCTCTTGGGAATGGTATTAAACTAATACCAGTAACCGAATTAATTACCCCAGAAGTGTATATCAAGACACTCGATGCAAGCCCCAATGCTCCGTTGATTCCTGATTATTTGACAATTAATCGAGCCAGCATGGATAGAAACGCTTGGGCCCGTAGTAATCGTTGGTTCCATATTGATGTAATTAATTACAGTGCTGAACTGAATAATATTACTCCAACGGTTGATAACAACCAACGAGCTAAACGCCCTATTATTGAATTTCGAGCTGATACAAGTTTATACAATTTTGGAACACAAGGTAAGCGCCCAGTAAACATCATTGACTTCAATGAAACCGATGCACTTAGTAACATCAATGGAACAAGTGGATACGGTATTGATGGCTATTCGTTTGTTGAAGGTACCTTGGCAATATTTGCTGCCGACTCTGACCAGCAAGTTAGAAATCGCATTTATGAAGTAAGGTTTATTGATCCCAACAACACTGGCACCCCAATCATTGACCTAGTGCCATTGCCTGGCGGCCTGGCCTTAATGAACCAAACTGTGGTTAGTACCAATGGTACAACTCAGAAAGGTCTAAGTTATTGGTTTGACGGAATGGCCTGGCAAAGTGCGCAACAGAAAACCAGGGTTAATCAAGCACCATTATTTGATGTTTATGACACCAACGGAGACAGCTTTGGTGACCGAGCAGTATATCCCAGCACCACCTTTGTCGGGAGCAAACTTTTTGGATATGCCGAGGGAGAAACAGCCGTACAAGATGATGTGTTGGGATTGTCTTTAAAATATTTTAGCATCAACAATGTTGGTGATATTGTTTTTTCTAACTATTTTTACAACGACACTTTTATCTATGTTAAAAATAATGTAAGCACTACCACTGCAATTAGCACAGGATTTGCAAGACAATACATTGATCGAGTATCGTTCTCCAGTGAACTTGGATGGCAGCCGGCAGCGGCCACATCTCGCAGCCGACAAATTTTTAGATTCGTCAATGATGGATCTCCGTTGGTGCTAGATGTTCCAGTGGACCAACTTACAATTTTTTCACCAATACAAATTTTTATAGATGGCATTTATCTTGACCCATTAAGATACACCTATACAGTTTCCAGCACAAACACAACTATAACATTGTCATCATTGGTGGCACTAAACTCGGTGATTGAAATTCAAGCCTTGAGCAATGTTGCTAGTCAGATTGGCTTTTATCAGATTCCATTAAATCTTGAAAACAATGCAATAAACGGCAACAGTACAGAATTTACACTAGGCACTATAAGAACCCATTATGAAACTATTGGGCAAAATTTGCGCAACATTGTTGGACCAATAACTGGTGCAAATAATACTCGCGATCTTGGAGAACTGGTACCTTACGGAACACAAATAATACAAAATTCTGCCCCGTTGGTATTGCCAGGAGTATTCTTGCGCCGCCAGCAGTTTGAGTTGTTTAATTCTTTGGAGTTTAACAGCCAAGAATACAACAAGTACAAAGCGTTGTTGATAGATTATGCATCAAATGGTGACTTTGTAAATCTCACACCAACTCAAGTTTTGGATGCGTCAATACAAGAAATTACGTTGTCTCGTAGTAGCATTTTTCCGTTCTATTGGAGCGATATGCTTCCAGCTGGAGAAACATATACTGAGTTAACTTACACGTATAGTTTAATCAGCACTAATACATTCACCACCAATCAAGTCTACGATTTTACACAAAGTAACTTCAAAGCAATATTAGTGTATGTCAACGGTAACATTCTCACCAAAGGATACGAATACACTGTGCCTGCTGATTCAGCCAGCATTATCATTACAATTCCATTGGTGGTAGGTGACGTAATAACCATAAGAGAATATGCTACTACCTACGGCAGTTATGTGCCAAATACACCAACAAAGATGGGTTTGTATCCAGCATACGAGCCTAAGATTTTTTACGAGGAAACCAGCAGTCAACCAACTCTAGTCATCCAGGGGCACGATGGCAGCATCACTGTGGCATTTGGTGATTTCCGAGATAATGTATTATTAGAATTTGAAACAAGAATTTTTAACAATTTAAAAATTAATACCACGGTGCCGTTGCTGGCAGATGATGTTACACCAGGGCAGTTCCGAACCACGGATTACACACTTGAAGAAATTAATTCTATATTGTTGCCTGACTTTTTATCTTGGATCGGTAGCAATAAATTAGACTATACCTCACAAAATTATTCGCAAAGCAATCCTTTTACTTACAATTATAGTCAGAGTAGTAACCGACTTGATCAGCAACCACTGTTGGGTGCTTGGCGCGGCAACTATCTTTATTTTTATGATACCACTACTCCTAATACAACGCCCTGGGAAATGCTGGGATTCACTCAACAACCATCATGGTGGGCATCTCGATATGGTCCTGCCCCTTATACGTCTGGTAACTTGGTGTTGTGGGGCGATTTAGAAAGAGGATATATTGCAGATCCTGTGAACCCTAGAGTTGATCCTCGATATGTCCGCCCAGGGTTACTAAATGTAATTCCGGTTGGCACAGAAGGAGAACTACTCAGTCCATTATCGGCTGTGGTGGGTAACTACGATACCACCACATTCCGACGTAGCTGGACGTTTGGGGACGACGGCCCAGTTGAAAATACCTGGAGATCTAGCAGTGCTTGGCCGTTTGCAGTTATGCGCTTGTTGGCGTTAACCAGGCCGGCTAAGTTTTTTGGTTTATTTGCAGACCGCGATCGTTACGTATATGACGAGGGTATTGGTCAGTATTTGTGGGAAGGAAGATATCGTCTCCAAGCCAGCAATCTGGCACCATTATATGGCAACGGTGTTAGCCGTGCAAGTTATATAAACTGGATCATTGATTACAATCAACAACTAGGAGTCAATGGTAGTAACGACCTAACCACACTATTGAGTAACCTAGATATTAGATTGTGCTGGCGCCTAGCATCATTCAGTGACAAACGATATTTAAAATTATACACCGAACGATCAACACCAACTGGGTCAAATGCCGGCTTGTTGTTGCCAGACGAAAGCTATGGATTATTGCTTTATAAAAACCCACCGGTACAACAGGTATCTTACAGTTCAGTAATAGTTCAAGTAACTGACACAGGATGGGCAGTTCAAGGATACAACGGCTTAGAAAATTATTTTGAAATATTAGCATCCAGGGTAAATGGAAAAACACAGACACTCAGTGCCGGAGGATCAACAGAACAGGTTCCTGTTGAGTACACCAATACTATTGTTCGTGTTCCTTATGGATTTGTGTTTACTAACCGATCAGCAGTTTGCGATTTCTTGCTCAGTTATGGTAAACTGTTGACTGACCGAGGATTTGTGTTTGATCGTACTGAAAATGGCTACATCATGGATTGGGTGCAGATGGCTCAAGAATTTTTGTATTGGAGTAATCAAGGCTGGGCCGAAAACAGCATTATTAATCTAAACCCTGGTGCAAATTCAATTAGCATTACCACACCAGGACTGGTTGCAGAAAGTCTACAGCCGGTAAAACTAAGCAACGTTGTGCTGAATCAAAATAGGCAAGGAATCTCTCCAAATAATCTTGTAATTGATCGCTTGGAAAATACCTTCACTGTAAACAGTTTAACCAGTGATACTATTAACTTTTTAAATCTAAGATTTACTGCATACGAGCATTTGATTGTTTTAGACAATCGTAGTATATTTGCAGATTTAATCTATGACCCCATAACTGGTGGCCGTCAGAGTCGAATTTTGATAGCAGGATGGTTAAGCGGGGACTGGAACGGCACTGTAAATGCGCCCGGATTTATTCTTAATCAAGCTGGTATCAATGAATGGGTACCAAATCAAAAGTACACCAAAGGTGAAATTGTCAAGTTCAAGGACCAGTATTGGAGCGCGGCCACAATTATTCAGCCCACAGCAACGTTTGATTTTTCAGCCTGGATCAAAAGCGATTATTCAGAAATAATGCAAGGACTATTGCCAAACGCTGCCAATGACAGCAACCAGTTGGCGCAGTCATACAGCGTGTATGATGCCAACTTAGAAACTGAGGTTGATTTGTTTAGTTACGGCCTAATAGGTTTTAGGCCACGTGAATACATGGCTGCATTGAATCTTGATGACGTCAGTCAAGTACAGCTTTATCAACAATTCTTGGGATCTAAAGGAACTAGACCTAGTTTAGAAATTTTCACATTTGCAGACCTTGGTAAAGAAACTGCACAGTATAATCTTTATGAATACTGGGCAATGTTACGAAGTGTCTACGGCGCAAATGCCAACAACAGTTTCTTTGAAGTTTTACTTAATGAAGCAAAACTCCCCAGCGACCCAAGTTTGATACAAGTAATACAGCCTGGTACCGAATCAGCCGCAGACCAAACAGTATTTGTTAATGATATTTGGAAAAGCAGTTACAAGATTACTTCTCCCAACATCTTGCCCACCACCACGGCATCCCCCACTGATGTTGGATTCCCATCAGCAGGATACGTAAATCTCAATGACGTTGACATAACACTGTTTGACTTGACAAACCCATCAGACGCAAACAACTCACTTGATAAAATTGGAGTTGGAACCACATTATGGGTTGCTCGAGTAAATGCCTATGATTGGGAGGTATATCGGGCCTCCGGAGTTTCAAGTACCATTGTTCAAGTTGAAGATAACTTAGATGGCGCAAGCATAGTTACATTTGCCGAAGACCATGGTCTATTGGCAGGTGAAATATTAATCATCAAGAATTTTGATGCTGAAATAAACGGTTTTTATCGAGTAAAGTCAGTACCAACACTTAATACACTCATCATTGACTATGCCTTTGTCGGAGAAAGAACCTTTGTTAATGGGATCGGGCTTGGATTGACGTTGCAATCAAGTAGAGTTGCACAACCATCTGACATTATTGGATTACCATATGCAAATCAGTTGCTGCCAGGGATCAAAGTTTGGGTGGACAACAATGGAAACGACCGTTGGACAGTGCTTGAAAAAATAGATCCTTTCTACCAAGCAGCCACAATTGTTCCAATCACGCAAGAAATACACAGCGAATTTGGCTACGCTCTTGCACAAGGTTTTGAAAATCTTAGTGCTATGGTTGGAGCCCCGGGCTACAACCCGTCAGAGTTAGCAACTGACCCGGGTGCAATTTATACCTATGTGTTAACTGACCAGAATGTTTACGAACAAAATGCAATCATTGAACTCAACGCCACTGGCGCGGCCAGATACGGCAGTGCAGTTGACATTGGTAATCAGCAATGGGGTATTGTAGGCGCCAGCGCCAGTGACAACTACCTGGGATATGCCACACCAATTTATGTGGCTCCTGGTAGCCCTGTATTTGAACAACGACAATTGTTGCTGCCACCTGATCAAGACTTCAACGTTGCCGAATTTGGTCATGCAGTGACTATCAGTAAAAATGAACGTTGGATGTATATTACCGCACCGGCACACAACAAAGTGTATGCATATACTCGAGTTGATGTGCAACGACAGACAGTTGAGTACATCACTGATGGTGTAACAACCACTTACCTTTGGATCAATGATATTGTTGTTGATTACGCACTGCCAGAACAACTAGTGTTGGCCTTGGACAATAATCTCTTACAGTATGGAATTGATTACACCGTTGACAGTACATCAATAACTTTGACGGATATTCCCGAAGCTGGCAAAGTGCTAATTATTTCACGTAGATCTATAGTACAACTTGACCAGCAAACTTACTACAATGTTGAACAAGATAGTACCACAGGAATTGGTAGCAATGCACAATTTACTGTGAATCGTGTACGCGGCGAATACTATGTTCAATTAACATCACCAGGCGAAGATTATCAAGCACTTGATACCCTTACTATCAATGCTGCCACTATTGGTGGCGGCTCTAGCCCTGCCAACGATTTAGTAATAACTGTGCAGAGTATTGGAGTTGGTGGTGCAATCATTGAGTCCAGCCCACTTGGCTGGACTCAATCAGGCTCGGGAGTTTCTAATACTTACGAGTTTGCGTTAAATCAATATTTGTACACAGCAACAGACATTTACTCATTCACTGTCAAAGTTGACGATCAGTTGTATCGACCACACCTAGATTATGACTTTAACAGCGACAGTTCAATTATTGATCCTCACATCCTGGTATTCAATACAGTGCCACCAGCTGGTGCAACAATTTTAGTAGACAGCAACACTTATTTTAGTTATGTAAACACACTAACTGTTCCTGGACTTGACATTGAATTAAGATTTGGCGAGAGTGTAGCTTGTACTACAACTGGAAATCAAATCATGATTGGTTCACCAAATACTCGTCCCAAGGACGAGTATGGAGAAGTTTATGTGTTTGATAGAAACATTGAACGATTTATTGTTATTGATGACACGCAAACTAACTTTTACCCAGTTAACAGCCTGGAAGATCCTGGATTTGTGGCAGTGACAGTAAATGGTGAGTTCCTGGTAAACACCGCAATGAACATTGGCGGTACATTCACTGTTGACACTTCGGACTTGTCAAATCAATTTGTAACTATTACTGCACCACTTGCTGTTGGCGATGTGGTACAGATTGAAACAAATCAATTTGTACAATTGCAAGCAATTACATCTGCTAATCAAACAGATGCTGCGGAATTTGGTGCAAAAGTAGATCAGTGTGCAAATGACTGTAGTTTGTATATTTCATCACCGGGAGACTCGGCAATTTTGCCGGAAGCTGGCAAGGTTGAAGTTTATAGAAATCAAGCAAGACTATACGGAACAATTGAATCCACAATTGCTAACCCAGCACTGACTGCTGGAGATTACATACGAATTGACAACATGTTTGTGGCAGTTCCGGCCGCACCCAACAATACTGTTAGCGGTCTAGTTAATGCTATAAACACCACACCTTACTTAACTGTAACACAATATTACATTGGTGATCGAGTTTCGTACAATGGACTTTGTTACATTGCCACAAGTGCTACTCTTGGAAACGATCCAACAAACACAGTGTATTGGACACAGTCAGAATTTATTCCCAACGTTGGGGCAGTGCTAACTGCTGATTTAATTCTAGAAGGCGATGGAACTACCACAGTATTTGATGTTGGTACCATTTATTCTGCGGCATCAAGTTACACAACAAAAGTGTATGTAAACAATGTATTGCAAACATACGGAGTTAATTACACCTACGACAATAACACAAAGCAAATTACATTTGCTGCCGGGTCAGTGCCATTTAACACAGCTGAAATTTTAATTGTGTCTGGACGAATGATAGTGACTGTTAAAAATATTAATTCAGCGCAACCAGTCAACAAGTTGTCAGTGTTGCCAGGCCAAGGCACTGTGTTCTTTGATCTGGGAGTCAATGTGTACGCCTGGCAACAAGAAATCACAAGCCCAGATCCACAAAGTTATGCTCATTTTGGACTAGGACTGTTTGTCAGTGACGATGCTCTTACTTTGATGGTGGGCGCACCCAACGGAAGCACAATTGCACCTACCATATTTGACAACAATACTACAATATTTGATGTTAAGACAACACAATTTGCAGATCCTATAATACAAAGTGGCGCAGTTTATTCTTATGATGTGTTGTCGGCAGTCAATCCTTCAGTGGACAATCCTCCACTGTTGGTGTTTGGACAACAGTTCATTAACAGTGATGTTCAGACCCTAGATCAATTTGGTGCCGCTATTGATTATACCACTGGCGTGTTCTTGATCGGCGCACCGGGCAGTGACATTGGAGATAGTAGCCAAGCAGATTTTGGAAAAGTTGTACAGTATTACAATGATTCACATGGACCGGCTTGGGCACCAACTAGAATACAAGAGCCCACAGTTGACATTGCACTGTTGAACACAGTATTTGTCTATGATTTAGTAACCGGCACACCCAATCAATACCTGGATTATTTCAATCCACTTCAAGGTCGTTTGTTAGGAGCAGTGCGGCAAAACTTGAATTACATTGGTGCAGTTGATCCGGCTGCCTACAACGCCGGAGCAATCAACAACTACGGCATGCGTTGGGGACAACCACAAGTTGGACAACTGTGGTGGGATACTTCTTTTGCTAGATTTATTGATCCCAACCAAGACGATATTGTATATGCAAGTCGACGATGGGGACAATTATTCCCTGGTAGTTCGGTTGATGTATATCAATGGATTTCAAGTACAGAGTTGCCAATAAACTACACTGGCGAAGGCACAGTTTACAGCGCAGATAGCTACGTTGAAGTAACCATGCTCAACGAATCAGGATTTTTAAATACTGAATATTTCTTCTGGGTCAAAGGTATTCGTACTATTGCCACCAACGCAGGAAAAACGCTGAGTGCCACTACATTATCTCAATACATTGAAAGTCCAAGGAGTAGTGGCATAAGCTATATTGCACCTATCAATGCAAATACTGTGGCCATTTATAATTCTTTACCATATATTTCTGCACAAGATACAGTGTTGCATATTCAATTTGATAAACAAGCAACTACTGCCGCTGTGCATGCAGAGTATCAGCTAATTGCACAAGATAGACCAGAAAGTTTCCTGGATCCAGCATTGTACAGAAAACTGCTGGACAGTTTAACTGGGGCAGACTTGTTTGGTCGTGCAGTACCAGACCCACTGTTAAGCCCAAGCCAACGTTATGGCGTTGATTACCGCCCACGCCAAAGCATGGTGGCAAATCGATTCTTGGCGTTACAAAATTATATAACTCGTGCCAACTCGGTGCTGGCAGAATATCCTATTTCTGAAACTAGAAAATTCACTCTACTAAACAGCAGGGAATCTATCCCGCCTGCACTTGAAATAGTAGATGGCAACACTGTGACAAATTGGAATTTACAAGTAGCCAACTACGAAGAATTGTCTTATCAAAATCTTAATGCGGTAGCAATTGGATACAAATATCTTGTGACCAGTGACAGCACAAATAACGGCTTGTGGACAATCTATCAGACTGTCACGGGCAGATTGCCAGGTAGTGTATTTTTAGAGTTAATTCGAGTACAAAATTATGATACTAGAAACTACTGGAGTTACATTGATTGGTACCGACCTGGCTATAACCCGTTGACACGTATACTAATTAAAGTACCAAATCGTTCTGCACTGGATACAATAACTGTGCCCAACGGAAGTTCTGTAGAAGTTTTAGCCAATGCGCAAGGCAAAAAAGAAATTTATTTGCGTGATAATGGCAACTGGGTCCGAGTAGGCCTACAGGACGGCACAATAGAATTGTCAAATGCACTCTGGGACTACACACTGGGAAGATTTGGGTTTGACACTGAAGTGTTTGACGCTCAATACTTTGATGAGGCGCCAGTAACCGAAACTAGAAAAATTCTAGAAGCCATCAACGAAGAATTGTTAATTGACGAACTGCTGATTGAAAGAAATCGCTTATTGGTATTGATGTTTAATTACATTCTCAGCGAGCAACGCTCGACATCCTGGTTGACTAAAACTAGTTTGATTGATGTGGACCATGTAATTCGAGAATTGGTGCCATATCCAATTTACCGACGTGACAACCAAGACTTTGTTTTAAACTACATCAACGAAGTCAAACCTTATCACGTGCAAATACGAGAATTCAATCTCAAATATCAAGGGTTAGATAGCTATCCAGGTTCAATTGTTGACTTTGATCTTCCTGCTTATTGGGATCCGTTACAACAGTTGTTTATTAGCCCAGTATTAGATAACACCGGGACATTGAGTACAACTTCCAGCGTTCCAAGTACTTCGTCAACTTGGCAAACTTTTCCCTGGAATCAATGGTATCAAAATTATTTGTTGAGTATCCAATCAGTGACAGTTGTTAATGGTGGGTCAGGCTATACCAGCCCACCGGTGGTAACTGTAACTGGTGATTGTGTGCAACAAGCAGTGATGGTGGCACAAATAAACAGTACCGGCAGGGTTACCAGCATTAATGTCATTGATCCAGGTCTCGGTTACAGCACCACAGCCACAATCACACTAAGCGAAGGCAACGGGTCGGGAGCCACAGCAGTGGCAGTAATGGGCAACCAACAAGTCCGCAACATTTTAACAACAATGCGATATGACAGGTACCAATATACCAGCAATGTTTTAGAATGGCAAGCCAATGTTGATTATGCAACTGGTACCTTGGTAAGATATGATAACCGTGTATGGTCAGCTGTTGCCACAGTTAATAGTGCATCTTTTGACCCCGAGCAATGGACTTTGATTGCTGCCAGTGCATTGAGCGGGGTTGACCGTACCATGGGTTATTATGTTCCAAGGGTCAACGAACCCGGACTTGATCTTGCATTGTTGATTTCTGGTGTTGATTATCCCGGCGTGCAAGTGGCAGCTCCGGACTTTAATCGCGACACTGGCTATGATGTAGGAAATTTTGATATTGACCCATTTGATAATATATCTTATGGACCCGATGGCATACCCACCTACGATCCAGCAATTTTAGATGCAATTTACCAAAGCAACTTCACAGATCCATACCTGGGTATATTGCCAGCCCCAGCATATGATGGGAACCCACCAACCACTGGCCCGGCCAATGCAGTCACAGTCGACGGCGGCGCATTTGTTGACACATACGAAAGCCACGCACCAGAAGAACTGGTACCTGGTATAGTATACGACACACTGGACATGCGTGTGTATACAACACCTGGCGCAGATTGGCGCGGCCTGGGACACGGTAGTCCAGAAGCCAGCGTAAGTTACTTCTACGACTCAACAAACACAACATATTCATTTGCCAACTTATTGCCATTCCCAATGGTGGTACTTGCCTATAATGTAACTCAAGGTCTAGTAATTACTCCTACTTCTTATGATTGGGCAAATTATCAACTTGAGGTTGGCACCGGAGCAAGCAACGGTGATGTGATTACATTGGAAGTGTTTGCCACAGGTGGCGGCAACCAGCTCTGTAGCAAAACGTATCTTGGATCTGATATCATAGATTCTTCGGTGGTCATACCTTTCCCAGCTGACATGATTGATAGTTTTG